AGTCGGCACGACGACGCAACTGAAGCGCAGAGAGCGAGACATCCTCGGCGAGTTCGTTTTCGCAAAGCGTCCAGATGGCTACGCGGGTGAGTTCTTCCCCGAAGTGGCCGCGGCTCTGGTCGGCCAAGGCATCGTTCGCGCCGTCTCTGTTGGATATGTTCCCGAGGAGGGTGGTATTCGTCGTGCCACCGATGCAGATCGCAAGCGATACGGCGATGCCGTGAAGACGATCTACTCGCGATGGAAGTTGCTTGAGATCTCTCTCGCTCCATTGCAAGCGAATCCCGATGCGCTGATCACCGCCGTCAAGAAGGGAATTGTCTCGCCGGCTGGCGCGAAGCGTTGGTTTGGTATCGAAGCGCCAAATCGCACTGTGGTTTCAATTTCGATTCCCGCGCCCTCATTCGCGAATAAGTGCAAGCCGATGATCGAAGAGGCCGTCGCTCGCGAGATTGCTCGCGCTCGCGGCTCCATCTATCTCTGATACCGCGGTCGCGCTCACGGCACTTCGCTTGAAACGCTTCCTTACGGGAAAGACGCGGATGTCTCACGGAGTTTTTCAAATGAAGACAATGAACATTGATCAGTTCAAGGCTGCGCTCGATCGCGCTGCCAAGATCAAAGGCGCTGAAGGCGTCGCTTTCCAGAAGAAGCTCATTCTCGAAGGCTACATGGTGACCGATTCGGAAGGCATGATGATCGATCCAGAGAATCTGGATGTTGTGATCAGGGCCGAATCCAAAGAAGAAGACGCCATGACCGAAGTCGAAAAGGAAGAAGTGACGAAGAGCATCCGTCGCGAAGTTTCCGCTCGTCTCGACGCGATGCCACGCGGCCTTTCTGTCGTTGGCAATGTCGATGAGAAGCCTTGGGAAAAGCTTGCAACATATTCGACCAAGGTGAAGTCATTCTCCTCAAAGGAAATGGCTTGGAAGTTCGGTACTTGGTGCTTGGCGACCATGGGTCACAAGAAGAGCCAAGAAAACTGCAAGAACCACGGCATTCAGATCAAGGCGCACACCGAAGGCGTGAACTCGCAAGGTGGCTTCCTTGTTCCTGACGAGATGGCCGCTGAACTCGTGACGCTTCGCGAGCAGTACGGCGTGTTCCGCCGCAACGCGAAGATCTATCGCATGGCATCGGACACGCTCCGCATTCCACGCAAGAACACTGGCCTCACGGCGTACTGGGTTGGTGAAGCGATTGCCGGCACGGAATCGACAATGGGCTTTGACTCGATTCAACTCGTCGCTCATAAGTTGACCGCTCTCACGACTGTATCGAACGAATTGCTTGAGGACAGCGTGATCGATCTTGCGAGCGATGTTGCAAATGAAATCGCGTACCAGTTCGCCTTCAAGGAAGACGATGCAGGATTCAACGGAGACGGTACTTCGTCATACGGTGGCATCGTCGGTCTCAAGAACGCGCTCACGGATACGACCTACCAAGTCGCGACTTCGAGCACAAACACCAAGGCTGGCGTCACAAAGGAAGAAATTTCGACGGCACTCGCAATCCTTCCGCAGTGGGCCTTTCAGCGCAACAATGTGAAGTTCTACACCAACAAATCCAGCTTCCACGCGATCTTTGAGCGTCTTGCTCAAGGCGTTGGCGGTGCGACTATGGCGGAGCTTGCGAACGGTCTTGCACCGCGGTACCTAGGCTACCCAGTCGAGTTCTCGCAAGCGATCGCTTATCCGTCAGACGCTGACGGCAATGTCGCGTTCTATGTCGGCGATCTCCAGCAAGGTTGCTACCTCGGCGACCGTCGTTCGACTGCGATTGCGTTCAGCGATTCGGCTCTCAATGCTTTCGAGCAAGACGAGCGCGTCGTTCGTGGCACCCAGCGCGTTGACATTGTGTGCGCGAATGTCGGAAGTTCTACCGCCGCTGGCGCAGTGGTCAAGTTCACTCTGTGATCCGAAGGAGGGTCTTCAATGCGACATCTGGCAAAAACAATCCTCGGAAATGCAATCACAAGCACAAGTGGTGCAACTCAGATCACGGCATCTTTCGATACCGCTGGATTCAGTTACGCAAGCATCCAAGTGTTTGGTCTTGCTTCAGCAACTGGTCCGAGTTCTGCGGTCTCAAACCATGTTCTCGAAGAGAGCGACGCATCAGGATCGGGATTCGCAACCATCTCAGGTTCTGCTTTCTCAACGATCTCTTCTGCAAACCTTTCTACTTCGCTCTCTAAGCTCGTCTACAATGTCGATCTTCGCGGACGAAAGCGATACCTCAAGGTGACCTACTCATCGAATGCAGCCGATCAAACTTTCGTCGCTTGCCAACTCGGCAACGCATATGACGGAATCGTGACATCTGCGGAACTCGGTGCAGGACACTCCGTGACCCTTTGATTCAAAGAACCAACAAGAGGGGGGGGAGGGAAACCTCCCCTCCTCCATGAATAGGAGTCACTATGCATAGTTCGCAAGCCACAAAGATCGTCTCGGCGGTCGCGACTTCCGGAACTACGGTCACTGGATCGTTCGATACAAAGGGATTCAGTTACGCGACTTTCATCTATAGCAGCGCTGTCGCCGGCACTGCGTGGACCGGCATCAAAGTCGAGCATTCAGACAACAACTCTTCTTGGGAAGCGATTCCTGGAATCGTTGTTGGAACCAACTATTCGGTTTCTAGTGGTACGAACTCGGTAGCGGCGACGCAACCGAAGTTCATGATCGGCTTTCCGACGCTCGGTCGAAAGCGATATCTCAAGTTCACTGGTGGTGCTGTTTCTGGATCACATGTCATCAACTGCCTTCTCACCAACGCAGCAGATGCACCAAGTAGTGCTACGGAACAAGGCGTTACCAACGCCGTGTTTCTCGCTTGAACAAATCGTCTTCTTCCTCTTGTGGGGCCGGAGCGGAATTCCCGCTCCGGCCCTATCATTTTCAAGCCGCAACGGCAGGAGACAACATGGAAGAAAAGAAGAGCGCCTGTGACATTGGGAACGGTCTGACGAAGATCAAGACCGAGGATGCGATTGCATGGCTTCGAGGGATTGCAGATCAACTCAAAGACGGCGGCGAGTTGCTCTTAGAAGTTCCAGATCTTGATGGAGTAATGAAGGCATACGAAAGCGGAGAGCCGGAAACGGAAGCGATGCTTCTTGGTGACGGCGCAAAGTCAATATGGAACAGAGAGAAGCTTTCTCGCGTTCTCAATCTTGCAGGATTCGAGGTTTCTCGAGGTCGTGCCGGCTGGTCGTGGAATGAAACGCGAACAAAACTTTCAGTCGTTGCTAGGAAATACAGCCGCAAGAGTCCTGAATTTCCGATGAAAGACATTCATGCCGTGATGTCTTTGCCTCGAGTGTGCTGGACGGACACGCAGAACGAATTGCATAGCGCAGCAGCGAAACTCGGTTTCAATGTGACGCGTGTCACTGGTGTTTTCTGGGGCCAATGTTTACAGCGAGCCATGGAAGGCCGTCTTGAGAATCAAGACATCAAATACATACTCACCGCGGATTACGATTCAATCTTCGATGCAGAGGACATCATTCGTCTGTGGCAAATCATGGAATCGAATCCAGATGTCGCTGCGCTTTGTCCGTTGCAAATCAGCAGAGACAAGGATCTTCCTCTCTTCTCGATCCGAGGAGAGAATGGAACTCTTCTCAAGGAGATGAGCGAAGAAGTGCTCTATACCGATGCGCTCGACATGAACACAGGCCATTTTGGATTGACGCTCATCCGTACCGATGTTCTTCGCAAGATGAACAAACCATTTTTCCTCGGAATTCCAAATGAAAATGGCGAATGGGGAGAAGGACGCGTCGATGATGACATCTTCTTCTGGAATCGCCTTCGAGAAGCAGGAAAGCGCATTTGTCTTTGTCCTCGAGTGAGGATCGGCCATCTGCAAAACATCGTGACATGGCCTGGAGAGGATTGCCGTGCGATCCCTCAATATCTCACCGATTACCACGAGAACGGAAGGCCGCGACAATGCACGACCTTCTAATCATCTTGCGGAACTGCTCGATTCAACTGGATGGAAGCCGGATGGACCTCAGACCTGGAGCCATTGTGAATGTTCCTCCGAGCGTCGCTCAGAATCTGATATCGAAAGGTTACGCTCGTCACGCTGTTCCGCCGGCTCCTCTCTTCGTGAACTCTACCGATCCACCGAAGAAGCCGAAGAAAGCATCAAGGAGAGCCGATGGCCATCTCGACGAACAGTCTCGTTACGCTCACGACGCTGAAGGCGTTTCTAGGAATCACAACGACGACTGACGACGCGATTCTCGAGTCGTCGATTGATAGTTCGAGCGACTACATTCGTCGCTATTGCGCTCGAAACTTCGTTGCCACTCGGTACTTCGAGTGGAAAGATACCTACGGCGCGAATCGCGTCACGCTGCGTCACAACCCAGTAACGAATGTTCGATTCGTTGGCGTCGGTGGCGACAATGTGATCACGGTGAATTCATCGATCTCGACCGATGCAGCAGCAACGATCTCGGTCGATGATGCTCATGTGCATCTTTTTCGTGCCGATTCCAACGGACAGGAGTATTCGACGACGCTAACACTTTCGAGCTACGACACCACGAACGAGATGGCTGCGCAGATCAATGCAACGACTGGATTCACTGCATCGGCGCTCCTGAATGTGAAAAGCTGTTACCTTCGCAAGTTGGCTGGTCGCGATCTCAAGCAGCAAACATGCTTGCTTGAGGCTCCGACTGAAGGTCTGACCGATTACACGCTCGACTGCGATCGAGGCATTATTTACGGCCCGACGCTCTCGAGGTATCAAGGCATCCTGATCGATTACACAGGCGGCTTCGATACCGTTCCGTACGACATTCAACAAGCAACAATCGAGATGGCAACGCG